TGGACTGTTACTGTTATTAATGACTCTTCCTTTAATTTGAGAAATGCATTTGAACAGTGGATGAATGGAATCAATAAGCATGATAGTGCAATGGGTTATATCAATCCTACACAATATCAGACTGATGCTGAAGTTTATCAACTAGGAAGAAATACAAACTCAAGTGCTAACCAAGGTTCAGTTAGTGATATTAAGAACGATTTACCAAAAGGTAATGATAAGGTTCCCATCCTTAAGAGATATCAGTTCAATGGAGTATTCCCAACAAATGTAAGTGCAATTGAAGTTTCTTACGATTCTGCTGATAGTATCGAAGAATTCACAGTTGATCTACAGGTTCAGTGGTGGGATGCTTGGAATGGAGATAATGAAAATATCTTCAATACTGAGTCTTCAGAGGCAGAACCTAAAAATGCAGATAATGTTCCAACTTAAGGATTTTCTACTATAATAAATAACTGGGAATGGCCCAGTTATGTGAATTAAATGGCTAAATTATTTGGTTTTAAAATTCAGAAGGATGACGAGGCTGCAAAGTCCGTCATTTCTCCTGTCCCTAAATCCGAGGAAGACTCCTCGGATTATTATGTGTCTAGTGGTTTTTATGGGCAATATGTAGATATCGATGGTGTCTATAAGTCTGAATTTGATTTAATCAAAAGATATAGAGAGATGGCATTACATCCCGAAGTGGATAATGCTATAGAAGATATTATAAACGAAGCGATTGTTTCTGATCAGAATGATTCTCCTGTTCAGATTGACTTGGAGAATACTCCAGGCTCTGATAAGTTAAAGGAATTAATAAGACAAGAATTTAAAACCGTTAAAGAACTCATGAACTTCGATAAGAAGTGTCATGAGATTTTGCGTAATTGGTATGTTGATGGCAGAATCTTTTATCACAAAGTCATTGACATAAAGAAACCACAAGAAGGAATAAAAGAAGTTAGAAATATTGATCCACTTAAGATAAAATTTGTTAGAAAATTAAAAGAAGATAAGACTCTTGCAGGGGCTATACAAAGAGTCAATCAAGATTTACCTAGTAATGTAGAGAATCCTGAGATAGAAGAGTATTATCTTTATGATCCAGGCACCAATCAGAAAGGAACTGGTGGGGTTGGTGGTATTGGCCAACCATTTAAGAGTTCATTAAAACCAGTAAAACTTGCTCCAGACGCAGTATCGTTTGCTCATTCTGGTTTGGTTGATAGAAATAAGAATACTATTCTTTCTTATCTAAACAAGTCTATTAAGGCACTTAATCAACTTAGAATGATTGAGGACTCTCTTGTTATATACAGATTGAGTCGTGCTCCCGAAAGAAGGATATTTTATATCGATGTAGGTAATTTACCTAAGATCAAAGCGGAACAATACCTTAAAGAGGTAATGAACCGTTATAGGAATAAGTTAGTTTATAATGCATCTACTGGTGAAATCAGAGATGACAGAAAGCATATGAGTATGCTTGAAGATTTCTGGTTACCTCGTAGAGAAGGTGGTCGTGGTACAGAGATTACAACACTCCCAGGCGGACAAAACCTAGGAGAACTATCTGATATTGAATACTTCCAGAAGAAACTTTACCGTTCATTGGGAGTTCCAGAATCACGTATCGCTGGTTCAGGTGAAGGATTTAATCTTGGAAGGTCTTCAGAAATCCTAAGAGACGAAATTAAATTTACTAAGTTCGTTGGTAGGATGAGGAAGAGATTTGCAACTGTCTTCCTTGATATGCTGAAGACTCAGTTAATACTGAAGAACATAGTTACTCCAGAAGACTGGGAAATTCTTGCAGATCATATTCAATTTGACTTTGTATATGATAATCATTTTGCAGAACTAAAAGAGACTGAACTTCTCAACGAAAGACTCGGTGTAGTTGCTGCAGTTGATCCATATGTTGGCAAATACTTCTCTGCTGATTATGTCAGACGTAATATCCTCAAACAAAAAGATGAGGAAATTATCGAAATGGATAAACAGATGGATAAGGAAATTGCTGATGGCATTATCATGGATCCTATGGAAGTAAATCAGTTGCAAATGGGTATCCATCAGGAACAATTACCTGGCGGAATGCTTGATCCTAACGCACAAATGGATCCAAATGCACAACAAGCACCACCTCCACAAATGCCTAAAGGTGGTGAGATATAAATATCTTTAGTCCAATCTTATATTTACTGTTATGAGTGATTCTGATTTAATTGATATGATAGCGAAAAATGAATCTCCCTCGGACATTCATTCAAAGATAAAGGATATTTTGTATGCTAAATCAGCCGATAATATCGATGCTGTTAAGCCCGCAGTAACCTCGTCTTTGTTTGGGGGACCCAATCCTTGGATTGATGGCGAACCTGAAGAAACAACTGCTGATGCAGATTCTGACAATTCGGAAATTGAAGCTAGTCAAGAAGAACCAACTCCAGAAGTGGAAGTTGATTCTGAAACCCCTAGTGCTGAATTGGAAACTGAGACTGAGACCGAAGAAGAGAAACCAGAGGCCTAAAAAATGAAACTCATTAGAGAAGAGATCGAAACCGCTAAGGTTCTTGTCGAAGAAAAAGACGGCAAGAAGCATATGTTCATTGAAGGTATTTTCTTACAAGGAAACCTTAAGAACAGGAATGGTCGTTTCTACCCTACGGAAGTTCTTGAAAAAGAAGTTGCTAGGTACAATGAGTCATATGTTGGAAAGGGCAGAGCTCTGGGAGAACTTGGTCATCCAGAAGGTCCAACTGTAAATTTGGACAGAGTATCCCACAAGATTATAGACCTCCACAGGGAAGGAAATAATTTTGTAGGTAAAGCAAAGCTTTTAGAAACTCCAATGGGGGTTATCGCTAAGAATCTTTTAGATGAAGGCGTTAGTCTCGGAGTTTCATCAAGAGGCATGGGTAGTCTAAGAGATACCAACGAAGGATACAAGGTCGTTGGTGAAGACTTCATGCTTGCAACTGCTGCTGATATAGTAGCAGATCCATCCGCTCCAGATGCTTTCGTAAACGGCATCATGGAGGGAGTTGATTGGGTTTGGGAAGCTGGCCTACTTAAAGCTCGTGATTCTCAATTGGTTGTGGTAGAAGAAACCACAGAACCAGTTGCAGTCAAAGAGCCTGAGAAGGTAGTGGAACAGGCAATAGAGAAGGCTCAAACTTCAATAAATAAAATTGTTGATCTTAAAGAGCTTGATGAGAAGAAGCTGGAAATCTTCCAGAACTTCCTATCAAATCTCTAATTTAATAAATAAATACAGATTACGATATCTACTAAAGCCTTAGAGGAGAGTTCAAATGTCTCGTGGAGATTTACAAGAAATGGAAGTAGGCACAAAGCAATCCAAAACTGCTGTAAACGCCAACGCTGGTGCAGGGGATCCAATGCCTTCTACACCATCAGATTACGTTAAAAGTTCTCAAGCAGTGGAAGATCTGGGAGGTCCTACCCCTCAGAACTCTAAGCCTGATGACGAATCAAACAAGCTTAAGACTCCTACGTCGACGATTAAGCAAGTTAAAGATGTAGTTACTAAAAATGGCGGGAAGGCCGACGCTATGCCAACAATTTCAAAAGGAAAAGTTTCTTACGAAGAAACTGAAACAGTCGAAGACGAAAAGGTGGAAGCCATCGCTGAAGACGAAACAGTATCTAAGGAAGACGAGGCAAAAGTTGATCTCAACGCTGCTATAGAAGAAGATGTTAATGCACTTCTTTCTGGCGAAGAACTCTCTGAAGAGTTCAAAGAAAAGGCAAAGGTAATCTTCGAGGCATCTATCAATGCTAAGATTACAGATATCGAAAATCAATTAAACGAGGCGTACGCACAGAAGCTTGAAGAGCAAACTGCTGAAGTAAAAGTAGAACTCACAGAGCGTCTAGATTCATACCTCGAATATGTTTCTGGAGAATGGTTAGAGGAAAATGCACTCGCAGTTGAGCGTGGCATTAAAGCCGAAATGACTGAATCATTCCTAGACGGCATGAAAAAGCTTTTTGAAGAACATTATGTATCCTTACCTGAAGATAAATATGATGTACTTGAGAGCATGGTAGACAAGCTTGATGAAATGGAGACGAAACTCAACGAGCAGATAGAAACGAATGTATTCCTGAATAAGAGATTATCTGAGAGTACTGCTCAAACTGTCTTTAATAATGTTGCAGAAGGACTCGCTACATCCCAAAAGGATAAGTTAGTAAGTCTCTCTGAAGGTGTTGAGTTTGAAAGTGAAGAATCTTATCGTGCAAAACTAGAGACACTTAAGGAGTCTTACTTCGGAAGTAAGTCTGGTTCTGCAAAGGACGGACAGACTCAGGAGTTAAAGGAAGAAGCTGAGCACGTAGAAGCCCCAACAGGATCTATGGCCACTTACCTTGCTGCACTCTCAACTGTTCAACCTAAAAATTGACTTAATAGTTTTTAAACACCTAAAGGGCATTCCTAATGCAACAAAACATCAACTATCAGGCCCTGACTGAAAAGTGGGCCCCTCTACTCGATTACGATGGAGTAGATCCAATCAAAGATTCGCACCGTAGAAATGTAACCGCAGTTCTACTTGAGAACCAAGAGCAAATGCTCCGTGAGAACCAAGAGTTCTTAGGAGAAGCTTCACCAACTAACTCTGCTGGAACAGGTGGATTTAGTGGTTCTTCAACTGCTGCAGGTCCAGTCGCAGGTTTCGACCCCGTACTGATCTCATTAATACGTCGTGCAATGCCTAACTTGGTCGCTTATGACCTCGCTGGCGTACAACCAATGAGTGGTCCAACTGGACTAATCTTCGCAATGCGTTCTCGCTACACGAATCAGAGTGGAACTGAAGCTCTATTCGATGAGCCAGATTCAGCATTCTCTGGACAGAACAGCGCTGAGACCCTCACAGGAGGATTCACAGACACAGCTGCTGGTTTCGGTACTACTTCACAGTCTGGTACTAACCCATCTGTTCTTAACCCAGTCGGTTCTGCTACCACATCTGCATATGATGTAGGTCAAGGTATGAGAACAGGAGACTCCGAAGCTTTAGGCGACGGTGCTTCCAACCATTTCCAAGAAATGGCATTCAGCATTGAGAAAGTAACAGTTACTGCGAAATCTCGTGCGCTAAAAGCTGAGTACAGTTTAGAATTGGCTCAGGACCTTAAGGCAATCCACGGACTAAACGCTGAGTCTGAACTCGCAAACATTCTC